AGTACTTCATCCCGTATCAGCAGCACCCTCAAGGCATGCACCTTTACGGGGCCAGTGACTATGCGGTCAGCGAAGGGCAGGGCGATTACACCGAGCACGGGGTGTTCGGTATGGACTTTAACGGTTCGCTGTACCTGCTGGATTGGTGGCGAGGACAGAGCGCCTCAGATGTGTGGATCGAGCGGCAGTGCGATTTCATAGCCCAGTACAGCCCGCATATCTGGTTTGGGGAGAGTGGACCCATCAGGAAAGCGATTGAGCCATTCTTGAAGCGTCGAATGACCGAGCGTGGAACGCCCTGCCGGCTGGAGTGGCTATCCTCCATCCACGACAAAGTGGTGCGGGCGAGGCCCTTTCAGGCCCGTGCGGCGATGGGCAATGTATTCATTCCACAGACAGCACCTTGGATTAACGATCTTATGAGCCAACTGATGCGATTCCCGGCCGGCAAGTACGATGATGGGGTGGACGTGTGCTCCCTGATCGGGCGGGGCCTGGAGCACGCCAGGGTGCCCAAGATCGAGAAGCCCAAGGCGAGTGCTGTCCCCCAGAGCCAGCGCGCCAATGGTGACGGGCTGGGCTGGCTGGCCACCTAATGCCCGCTACTCCAGAACGATCCAACGACCAGCCGGCCGACAGCAAGGACTTCTCGGCTGTGTTTCAGGAGGCTGCCGAGCGCCTACGCATCAGCCAGCAGGCCGAGGGTGCGAACCGTGGGCATGCGGTGCTGGACCTGGAGTTCGAGGACGGTCAGCAATGGCCCGATGATCTGTACAACATGAGGAAGGTCCAGAAGCGGCCCACCCTCACGATCAACCACACCCGCACGATGGTCAAGCGGGTGGTGAACAACATGCGCCAGCAGCGCCCCCGCATCAAGGTGCATCCGGTGGGGGATGGGGCTGACATTGACCTGGCCAAGAAGATCGGCGGCCTGATCCGCCATATCGAGACTCGCTCGGATGGGGCCACGGCCTATGACACGGGCGGTGAGAGTGCGGTCAAGATCGGCTGGGGCTACTGGCGGGTGCTGTCCGAGTACGTGGATGAGGATAGCTTTGAGCAGGAACTGAAGCTCATGGCGATCCCCAACACCTTCACCGTCTATATCGACCCCGCCGCTATTCTTCCAGCCGGGGAGGACATGGAGTGGTGCATTCTCTCGGAGAAGATGAAGCGCTCGGAGTTCGAGCTTAAGTATCCGAAGGCCGAGCAGAACGAATGGCGAGAGGGGGCGGCAGGGGACCAGCTCGCGGACTGGGAGACGAAGGAAGAGATTCGCCTCGCCGAGTACTTTCGCATCAAGAAGGTCAAGGACTCGCTCCTGAAGCTCTCCGATGGGCGCTCGATGTACTCATCCGAGTACCACAAGAATAGGGAAGCGTTTGAGACTGCCGGCATTTCGATTGCAAAGAACCTGAGAGGCGGCGAAATCAGCAGACCTACCGAGCGCCGGCAGATCGAATGGTTCAGGCTCAATGGCTCCACCGTGGTACAGCACGTTGAACTGCCCGGTAAGTGGATTCCGCTCATTCGCTGCGAGGGTAATGTCCTGTACCTCAACGGGCAGGTGCGTCGCAGGGGCATGATCCGGGACATGATGGATCCGGCCAGGATGTACAACTACTGGCGCACCAAGGAGACGGAAGCGATTGCCCTCTCATCGCTCGCCCCCTGGATTGGGACGACACAGCATTTCGACGGGCATCCTGAGTGGAGCGATGCGAACCAGAAGCCCTACTCGCACCTCACCTACAACCCGGACTTCATCGAGCAGCCCGATGGCAGCAAGACCCCGCTCCCGCCCCCTCAGAGGGTGGATCCGGTGGCGATCCCCGCCGGGTTCGTGAATGCTGCCGAATCGGCCGCCAAGGACCTCATGGCGCTCGCTGGGATGCCCCATGAGCCCGGTCAGGATGCTCCGGGGCAGGTGGTGAGCGGAAGGGCGCTCAGAGAACGGCAGGCCCTAAGTGATATCGGGCACTTCCAGTACTACGACAACCAGACTCGGGCCATCTGCCACACGGGCCGGGTGCTGCTCGATCTGATTCCGCACTACTACAGCGAACAAAGGATGCAGCGCATCATCGGGGATGATGGCACGCCCTCTGTGGTGGCACTCAACCAGCCTGATCCCACGGTCCAGAAGATCAAGAACGATGTGACGGTGGGCCGCTACGATGTTGTGATGGACACGGGCCCAGGCTATGAGACCAAGCGCCTGGAAGCGGCCGACATGATGATTGATCTGATGAAGACCCCGGTGGGCGTGCTGATCGCCAAGGTCGGGGCCGATGTGTTCCTGCGCTCCCTGGACTTCGTGGGCGCTCAGGAGCTTGCGGATCGGGTCATGCCGCAGACTCCTGAGGGGATGGCCAAGGCGATGGAGGGCTTACCCGATCAGGCCAAGAACATCGTGACCGCGATGCAGCAGCACGTCACGCAGCTCCAGCAGCAGTTGCAGCAGGCGCAACTGGAAATCAAGTACAAGGGACAGATTGAACAGGGTTGGATGCAGACCGAACTCGCTAAGGAAAGGTTGAAGACCGATACCCAGGCTCATGATGCGGCGATCAAGGCAGACACCGCGCACACCACCACGCACACCAAGGCTCAGGCTTCCATCGCTGTCGCTGAAATCGGCGCAGCCGCACAGATTATGAACACCCACGTCGAGGCGGGCCACCACAAGGAACTGGCCAGACAGACCGCCGAGGCCGCCGAACGCGTGGAAACATCAACCCCTTAGGAGTTTACGAAGATGGCAAATCCAGGCCCCGCAGTTGCGGGCATCCCGAACACCGAGCTTTTCATCTCAACAGGCCCGTTGCAGCGCGTCGTTTATCCCGTTGGTTTCACCAACGGCGCGGCGTTCGGCAACGGCACGCTGAGCTTTCAGTACTACAACTGCGCCTATCCGGTCAGCGCTTCCCGCCTTGACGCCCTGTTCAACATGGCGCTGGCGAGTTCTGCGACGACCAATACGGGTGCATTCCTCGCAACCGCCATCGGTGGCGTCTACCAGACAGCGGTCAGCACCAATACGGCGGGCAGCACCAACTACGTCTCGCTCCTGTCGGCTGGTTCTGCAACGGTGAGCTTTACCAACGCTTCCAATAGCGCGGGTAGCACCCAGCTGCAGGGCGCTGCGATCCGTCCGTTATCCGTCCCGGTGAATATCAATATGCAGCCGGGCGAGTATCTGGTGGCCTTTGGTGTTTCAACGACCAACTCAAGCGTAGGCCTTTCCACGACCGCTCTGGCCTGGTCGATGTCCATCCAGGCGGCGCTGACCAATCAGACGGCGACGAACTACGCCGAGTTGAATGGCACCACCAATGCCTCGACCAACCTGATGGGCGGCTGGGGCGTTTACTCGGCGGCCACCGGGGTTCTGCCCGGCACCGCTCCTGTGACAGCCATTAACCAGACAGGCGCTGCGGCATTGCAGGGCAACTTTGCCTTCGTGATGCGAAACTATTGAGATGGTCAATTCGACGGCGGAAGTTGCGGAATTACCCACCACGGTAACGAGCAACAACTGGCAGGTTCTTGACATCCCAAAGGCTGAAAAGAGCGCTTCTGTGCCCTTGGCTGTGGCTGCCCCCCTCGTTCCTCCGCAAGCGGCGGAGGCGAGGGAGAACGTTTCTCAGGCGCTCGGGCCCAGTGCCGCTGGAGACAAACTGGAGGGGTATGTTCCGCGCTTCTTTCTGAAGGAAGACGGGAAAGATGACCACTCCTAGAGGGCCCGCGACCCAGAGCAGTGGGAATCCTGGCGGGTTCCTCAATGTGGGCTGGAGTGGGACGAACCAGACGGCCATCGTGGGACCAGCGGGCTCTCTGGTGCCTTTTGGGGCCATGGTCGGCATCTATGACGGGGCCGGCAATAGCATCACTTCGGGCAGTGCGCTGTTCTCGAACGCCAATAACGTCAGTTTTGGCATAGCCGGGAATACGCTCACGGCCAGTGTGGTGGTCGGTGGTGGTGTGGCGCTCTACGATGGGGCGAACAGCATCAGTTCTGGGACCGCGCAGTTCTCCAACGCCAATGGCGTGACCTTCGGGTTCAACGGACAGACGATCACCGCCTCTATAGCGGCCGCTGGTGGGGCGCAAACCGCGATCAGTGGAGTGGTGGTATCCAATGCCACCTACACCAGCGGGACCATCAGCTTCAGCAATGCGAACGGGATCAGCTTTGGATCAAGCGCCGGGCAGGCGATTACCGCGAGCTACACGGTTCCGGGGAATCCGGCCTTCAGCGCGCAGGGTGGGTCGAGTACCTTCCAGACTCTGGCATTTACGAACAGCAACAATGTCAGCTTTAGCAATACGGCTGGCAGCATTTGGGGCTCTTTCGGGCTCAATGTTTCCGCGACGGGCGGGACCAGCAATGCGCTGAGCGGATTGACGCTCCAAGACGGGAACGGCGTCAGTTTTGGACTCAGCACAGGAGCTGGCGTAGGAACGCTCACCGCATCGGTTGCCGCGCAGTCGAATCAGACGGGCGGGATTTATTTCCTCACCAATACGGTAGGAGATTCATCCAGCAGTACATATGACTTGCGCTCGCTATCCATTACATTTCAGTCTGCTGGAATTCTCACCGGCGGGTGGACGAACGGCACGCTGCAATTGGGTGCTCGATTCAAGATGAGCGCCGGCGCATCCTCCGCCAACGTGCAGGCGGTAACGTTTAGCAATTCCAATAATGTCAGCTTTGGAATGCAGACTGGCGCGTTAGTCGGCACCTTTACTGGCTCTTATGCACTCAATGTCTCAGCGACCGGAGGGACGAGCAACGCTTTATCTGGACTCACATTCCAGAACAGTAATGGAGTGAGCTTTGGGCTGAGTACTGGCGCGGGTGTGGGCTCTCTAACCGCTTCGGTAGCAGCCCAAAGCACTCAACCCGTCGCATACAGTGCGGCTAACGGTTCCGCGAACTTTTCGACGCTTTCATTCAGCAACGTCAATAACGTCTCCTTTGCGACCGCTGCTGGACCGGCGATTCAAGGTTCCTTTGCGCTTAATGTGTCCGCCACCGGCGGGACAAGCCAGGCTCTGTCTGGATTGACTTTCCGGGATAGCAACGGGGTGAGTTTTGGACTCAGCACGGGAGCGGGTATAGGTTCAATCACCGCCTCGATTGCGACGACCTATGCCGGCACTGGCGTTACGACAGGATCGACGACCGGAGCGCTTTCCGGGACTCTTAATACCTCTGGCCTAAGCCTGGTAGTGCCATATTTGACGCGTTATATCTGGCCGGAGGGCAATCTTGCGGCAGTAACGGCACCCGGCATTGCAAGTCAGACGATTCAGTATGTGCCCGTGGTGTGTCCCATTACAGGGACGCGTATCGACGCCTTGGTTGGGATGTCTAATAGTTCTTCTGCCGGAGCTGGAACGGTCACGCTGCAGTTCTCGCAGTATGCGATCATCTACACGCGCAACGTTTCAACGCTGTCCTCGCTGTCGAGCGGTTCCACACAGACGACGTACACGTATGCGAGCAACACGAATGGTGCGACGTATCTGACCAACAGTGCGCTGTATCCGATTTCGGTACCTATCAACTTCAATCTGGTGCCGGGCGAATACTTCGTGGGTTTCAACATCGTCACCGCCAATACGGCCGGAAGCGCCACGATCTCCATGATCGGTGGCAATCAGATTGCGACGGCGAGCAACTATGCTGAATTCGCCAATACGGCGACCAGCACCAATCTGTTCGGAGGCATGGGCATTTATAGCGCCGCCACCACAGGTGTTGTGACCCGAGTGTCGTTGTCCGCGATTAATCAAACCGGATCGGCGCTATCGGCAGCGAACATCGCTTTGGTATTCAGGAACGCCTAAAAGGAGAGTGCGTGAAACCTCAATTGATGATTCAGGATTTTGCCGGCGTCCATAACAAGGACATCGAAAAGACCAGCGCCAGGCTGATTAGGGGCGCATCTTGGAAAAAGCAACGCATTATTGTGGTGATTCCTTCCTCGGATCTCATCCCCGCAAAGGTGGTGTTGTCCTGGATCAACCTGGCATTCCCCCCTAACAACGGGGTATGCAGGATTCTGGCTACCGGGATGGAGGTAGGGGACGCCTACTCTACGGCCATCGAGCAGATTCTGACGCATCCGGATTTATCGAAATGGGAATACCTGCTCACCATTGAGGCAGACAATTGCCCCCCAGCAGACGGTGTGGTGAGGCTCTTGGATCGCATGGAAGAGCATCCCGAGATGAGCTGTATCGGCGGCCTGTATTACACGAAAGGCCCGGAAGGTGTTGCCCAGATTTGGGGCGACATCAAAGATCCGATCCAGAATTACCGCCCTGTCCCGCCAGACTCCAACGGGGGTCTGGTGGAGTGTTATGGGACTGGCATGGGCTTCAATTTGTGGCGTCTGAAGATGTTCACGGACAAGAACATCGAGCGGCCCTGGTTCCAGACCTACAACGGGAAGGATGGGAAGGGCGTCGGTACGCAGGATCTGACATTCTGGAGCAAGGCCCGCAAGTACGGCTATCGCTGCGGGATTGATTGCGCCGTGAAGGTCGGGCACTACGATTTAGAGGGCAAGTTCGGCCCTGAGGATCACATGTGGTAAAGGCTCTTATTACCGGCGGCGCCGGGTTTATCGGGCACCATCTGGTCAAGGCGCTGCTTGAGCGCACGGATTGGCGCATCACGATCATTGATAGGCTCGATTGCAGCGGGAACTTGAACCGTCTGGCTGAGATTGGGGCGGCAAAGAATCCACGAGTGAGGTTCATCTACCATGACCTGCGAGCAGCGGCTAACGACCAGTTGGCGGCACAAATTGGACCCCACGATTACATCCTACATCTCGCCGCCGGAACTCACGTCGACAGATCCATTGAATGCCCGATGGAATTCGTACAGGACAATATGGTGGGCACCTGCAACATCCTCGACTTCGCTAGGATTACTGGGTGCGCCAAGTTTCTCAATTTCAGCACGGATGAGGTATTCGGTCCTGCCCCAGTAGGTGTGGCTTACGCAGAGGATGATCGGTATAACGCCGGAAATCCCTATGCCGCGACGAAGGCCGGGGCCGTGCAGCTTGGGCTTTCGTTCCACAACACCTACAAGCTGCCCGTCATCACGACGCACACGATGAATGTGATTGGGACTCGGCAACTCCCAGAGAAAATGGTGCCGATGACCATTTCTAAAGTCGCATCAGGCCATGAGATGACTATCCACGCTGATCAGACTCGGACTAAGCCTGGGAGCCGCTTCTATATTGACGCTCAGAACGTGGCCGATGCGGTACTGTTTTTGCTGGATACGGGCGTGCCCGGCGAGAAATACAATATCGTGGGCGAGCGCGAGATGGATAACTTGGAGCTGGCGCAGCGGATCGCCGCTGCCGTTGGGAAGCCGCTCAAGTACAAGTTAGTGGACTTCCACAGTCAGCGTCCCGGACATGATCTGCGCTATGCCCTGGATGGGTACAAGCTCGCGCAGATGGGCTGGAAGCCGCCCTGTGCCATTGAGCAGAGCATTGAAAGAATTGTTTCGTGGACACTTGCCAATCCACATTGGCTGGTGAGTGCGATCAAAAAGGTGGCGTAATTTCTTCATAAGGATGATTGCATAAATGGCTAAGGCTAAATTGAAATCGGTGATTGTGACTGAACCCCTTAGGCTGGATCTGGGCTGCGGGAAGAACAAGAAAGAGGGCTTTATTGGCGTAGATCGCAACAAGTACGCGAACGTCGATATTGTCACGGACTTGCTGAAACCCTGGCCGTGGAAGAATGACACGGTGGCTGAGATTCACATGTCCCACGCCCTTGAGCATTTCGGTGGGAAGGATCGCGTGTTCATCTTCAATGAAATGTACCGCGTGATGCAGATGGGCGCCAAGGCGACCATTATCACGCCGCTCTGGTCCTCTAATCGGGCCTATGGGGATTTCACCCACGCATGGCCGCCCGTCTCAGAGATGCTGTACTACTACATCTCAAAGACGTGGCGAGCCGATAACGCGCCTGACAACGACATTGAGTGGAACAAGGACGGTTATAACTGTGATTTCCAGGCGACCTGGGGGTATGGCGGGATTCATGGGGAGTTCGCCAATCGTAACGATGTATCTAAGATGTTTGCTTTGAGTTTCTACAAGGAAGCGGCAACTGACCTGCTCGCCACCCTGGTGAAGCAATGAGCGCCAAAGTCATCACTTCTCAGGGCCTGAATGAATTCATCGAATCCGGCAAGACGGAGGACATGAAGGCGGTTATTCCGGCCAAAGAGCCTGCAAAAACAGAGACCAAGGCGGAAGCAAAACCGGACATTAAGGCGGACACGAAGGCTGAGGAAAAAGAGGTTCCTATCGAGGCCGATGGCGATCTGATGCCGGAAGAGACTCTTGAGCAAGCCAAGGCCAAGATTGCCAAGAAACACCGAGAACTGAGGGCGGAAAAGGCCCTTCGTCAGCGC